GCCCGCAGCCGGAGCCACCAACACAGGCTGAGCGTGCGTAGGCAAGCTGGTGAAAACTGCAACACCAGTGCCCGTGGAAGTCGTAACCCCCGTACCGCCATTGGCAACCGGCAGAGTTCCCGTAACACCCGTAGTGAGCGGTAAACCCGTCAAATTCGTAGCGACGCCAGAGGCTGGAGTACCCAAAGCAGGTGTAACAAGCGTAGGTGAGGTAGACAGAACTACGTTGCCAGTGCCCGTGGAAGTCGTGACGCCAGTACCGCCGTTGGCTACCGGCAAAGTTCCCGTAACACCCGTAGTGAGCGGTAAACCCGTCAAATTCGTAGCGACGCCAGAGGCTGGAGTGCCCAGAGCAGGCGTCACAAGCGTAGGTGAGTTTGATAAGACGTTGCTACCGGTACCCGTGGAAGTCGTGACGCCAGTACCGCCAGAAGTGACCGGAAGCGCCGTGCCAAGACTCAAGCTGTCCAAGCGATTAAGCTGCTCAAGGACGTTAGTGCCGTCGAGATACACCAGAACTTTTTGACCGGTAGCAATCGTGAACCCAGTACCTGCAGCCGTAGTCCCGTTTATGACCGTAGCCACATAGAACGTGCAGGTGTAGCCCGTGTTGTTCCACACCACATAGGTACGCTCAGTAGGAGGCGCATACAACTCAAAAGCAGCCGCAACAGTACCCGCATTAAGCTTCAGTACCGCATTACGCGCTTCGTCAGACGCTCCGTTCCTAGCCGTCAAAGCTTGTTTGTTAGCCGTAGGAGAGATCGTTACCGCTGTGTACCCGCCAACCGCATCGTCCAGCAGGTTAGTGATCGAGGCGTTAACAACATCGCCCCAAGTACCCGAAAGCTCACCCGTAACAGGCAACGCCAGTCGAAGATTTGAGGTGTAAGACGTAGGCATTTAAGCTCCTATGCAGCAATTTGCTGCCAATTTGCGGTCTGTGTAGTGGTAACCGCACCCCATACTGGGGTTTGTGTGGTAGGCGTATTCTGCCAGTTTGGCGTCTGCGAGTCACCTATAACCGACCAAACGGGTGTTTGCGGGGTGGGTACTGCACCCCAAGAGGGTGTTTGGTCATCGTCAATAACCCCCCACACATTCACCGATCCTACCAACCCGTACGCTGTGACGCTAGTAGCGTAGATAACTACATTCACCAGCAGTGTAGTCGTATAGAAGGTGTTGGTGTTGTCGAACCGCGCCGGTAGCAGCGTGTAGGAAAGCGCAGGGGCGTAGAACGTGTTGGTGTTGGTGTAGAGCGCAGGGGCTACTATGACTTCGCCGGGGATGACGGTAGCTGCGTAAAACTCATTGGTGTTGCTGTAAAGGGCTGGAACCAGCGTATTGCTGGTAGCAATTGCCGGGGTGTAGAAGGTGTTGGTATTGGTGTAGAGGTCTGGCGTGACCGGATTGACGGATAGTGCCGTTAAAGCGAAGAAAGTGTTGTCGTTGGTGTAGAGAGCGGGCGTTAGTGTGACCGCACCGGGTACGACCGTGGGGGTGTAGAAGGTGTTGGTGTTGGCGTACAGCGCGGGAGTCAGCGTGTTGCTAGCGGCTACCGTGGGAGTGTAGAAGGTGTTGGTGTTGGTAAAGAGCGCCGGGGTCAGCACTGATACCAGAGCTACTGCAGGGCTGTAGAACGTGTTGGTGTTGGTGTAGAGGGCAGGGGCCAGCGTGTTGCTGGCTTGGACAACCTCGGTATAGAAGACGTTTACGTTAAACGCAGGCCATGACACGTAACCCGGATCGACATAGCCCGGATCGACATAATCCTCACACAGCAGGATCTGCGTAAGCAGCGGGGTGTAGAACGTGTTGGTGTTGGTGTATAGAGCGGGGGTAAGTACCGTCCCCTGCGAAATCGTCGGGCTATAGAAGGTGTTGGAATTGCTGTACAGCGCCGGAACTAGCGTGTTGCTAGCAGTGACCGTCTGCGTATAGAAGGTGTTTGTGTTGGTGTAGAGCGCAGGCGTTAGCGTGTAGCTAGTGGCAACCGTAGCCGTGTAGAAGGTGTTGCTGTTGGTGTAGAGGGCAGGCGTCAGCGTTTTGCTAGCGGCTACCGTGGGGGTATAGAAGGTGTTGCTGTTGGTGTAGAGCGCCGGGGTTAGCGTGTAGCTAGCAGTCAGCGTCTGGGTGTAGAAGGTGTTTGCGTTGGTGTAGAGCGCAGGAACCAGTGTCTGCGGAGCCCCTGTAGTAGTTACCGTAGGGGTGTAGAACGTGTTGGAATTGCTGTACAGCGCCGGAACTAGCGTGTTGCTAGCGGCTACCGTGGGGGTGTAGAAGGTGTTGCTGTTGGTGTAGAGGGCAGGGACTAAAACCGCTGCAATCGAGGCACTATAAAAGGTGTTTGCGTTGGTGTAGAGCGCAGGCGTTAGCGTGTTGCTAGCGGCTACTGTGGGGGTGTAGAAAGTGTTGGTGTTGGTGTAGAGAGCAGGCGTTAGCGTATTGCTAGCGGCTACCGTGGGGGTGTAGAAGGTGTTGCTGTTGGTGAATAGGCTAGGTTGTAGCGTCTGGGTGGCTACGCCATCGGTTTCAAACGCATCGTTCTGAAACGCATTTGACTGAAAAGCAGCAGCCACAGCCTACCCTATCGTTTGGTGAGCGTTACATGTAGGTCAGAAGCGACGTTGGTGTAGTGTTTTAAGGCAAAAGCTTGTACTTCCTGCGCCCTCAATCCCCACTCTTCGGTCATGGCAAAGCCGTAGCCAAAGTCGAAATCGCACTTGATGTCGTACAACCCGTGCGTCAGTTTGTTATCTTCCCGCCACTTCTTGTTGAAGTACAGAAACGACTCTGCAAACACGGGGGGCCATGCGTGAGTAAAATCCTGCGCCGCCCTGACTGACCCCCCGAATGGTACAACAATCACGGCTTTGGCGTTCTTTTTCATGATCCTGTACAGCTCTTCCATGAACATGGGACGTTGAGGTCCGGGAATATGCTCAAAGAAGTGATTGCACACAACCTCGTCAACCGTGCCGTCTTTCCAAGGCCAATTAGGCTTCATCAGATCAACAAGCTTATCCGTACTAGGCGTTTTGTACTTATCAACGCCAATGAAACCTTCGGTCTTACGATCCCCGCAGGCTAAGTCAAGTTTGATAGGTTTTGCTCTAGTTACCATATGGTATCCGGTTGCCCGAACTTCCCTTCGTAGTCGTAGTGTCCTACCCGTACAGAACAATCAATAGCGGCTCTATGCCCGTGCTTAAACGCATCACCCCAGAAATACAGGTCTTGCGTAGCCACACCCCCAGAGTCAGCCTGTGTCTTGAACCACGGCTTGCGCAACTTCTTGTTCTTGAACATCTCTAGGCGGAACAGGTTGAACCCCATACCCGTGCCTACGCATTCTACCAACCCACCATTGGGATCGGGCGGAAGCGGTTTGAAGTTCAACGGCTCTTTGGGGTTACCCCAGATCTGCGGCTGTCCGCCCTCACCTTTGGTCCAGTACAGCCCACCAATGCAGTCATACTCAGGATGCGTTTCAGCCGCTTGCAACAACCGCAAGTGTCCGTCAGGGGGAGGCAGGTTATCGTGCTCCATCGTCAGAACATACCGAAACTTGGATAACTCCGGGTGGTCGAGGATCATCTCGATACAGCGGGTATACGCTTCTCCAACCTCTTGCCCCAATGCCCACAGCACAACCCGCTTCTGGTTAGGAGGGCTGTACAAGTTCATGAAGCTGGCGGCTACTTTTGTGGGGAGAGTCCCCAATGCCGGGATGACCACAATGGTCGAAAGATCCTTGTACGCTGCGGATTTCTCCAAGCGTTTTACCGATAGGCTAAGATCTTTGTTGTGGTACCCAGCATCAAAAGTAGTGACAATTTGCGGTTCAATCACGCAGGCACCTCAGCCATGTCAATGATATAGCACGTAGCAGGCATAGGTTCCCCCTGCTTGATGGCGTAGACGAGCGTACCGCCAGCCGTCCCAAGTACCAAATAGGTTGCCCCGTAAAGGACAACGACTGTACCGGTATCCCCGATTGCCATGTTAAGCGTCCAATTGAATGTACATACGCATGTTACTAATGTTGCTTCGTTGGGATAGCGCAATCGTAGACGGTGGTGAAGCTGACGTAGCCGAGAAGATAAAGCCGTTGTAGTTTGGGATCACGGATACGCTACTAACGCTTTGTCCTGTCGGACCCATACGCCCAAAAGTTCCCGCCGTCATGTTGTTCAATACGACATGCGACATACGGAAAGCCCCCGTGTTACCTACCGAAGCCGTACTTTGCTGCATGTAGAAATAGTACTCCCCGCCTTCAGTCAGCGTCGTCGCCATAGGCATTCCAAAAATACGTTGCCCAGTCCATGCAGAGGTACTACCCGTACCCGCACTAGAGTACGTTGTGCTAGTCGCTCCTTGACTTATCGTATATCCGCCAGAGAGGTTAGAAGAGTACGAAGCAATGATGGCAATACTTGAAGTTGCCATTGACTCAATACGTGTGTTGTTAGCACCTGAACCAAGCGAATACCAGCCGTATTGTATAGTCTGACTTACCGCATGACTATTAGCACTGGTAGCATTGTTGATTGACACCAGCATATTAACTACCGTCATCGACACATTAAAAGCCGGTTTAACAGGTACAAAATATAACGAGTTTTGTCCCATTGAGGACAGAGAAGTACCTGCAAGCATGTTGGGTTCCATGAACCCAATGGTAGACGCTGGTACGTTTGCCGAAACCACCAACTTGCTGGCCGCAGTGTCTGCGCTAAGTGTTACGTTAGTGCCACCTACCAGAGTAACGTCTGACCCCGAAATCCGAGAACTGCCCAGCGTGTTGCCAGACAGGTTGTACACCATGTTATGAGCACTGTTCCAGTCACTAGGGCGAACTAGCGAAGTAGCCGTACCATCGGCTACCGTCTGTGTATAAAAGTGCTGTACGGGCATATTGGTCTACGCGAAAGGCGGTGACTTGGTGGAGGTACCAAAACGATTGGCTTGATAGAAGAAATCAGTGCCTGTAATGAAGATTGGGGCAGCAAACGTATCCCCGGCATTACCCCCATCACGAAAGATACGGACCAAAAAGCGCATGTTTTGCTGCACTGCAGACCCCGGAAACGCATCAGCCGTATCATTGAAGTTCAGATAGTGCATGTACGGAGTACCATCAGCTTGCGTAGCGGTGATGTATACAGTCTGCGGTGGGCCAAAAATTGAGTTGGCAGTAGGTCCGTACGACCATGCGTACGTGAACTCCAACCCAAACCGTACATTCCCCGTCAGTGACGTATTGCCGGGGGACCATTGAATTCCTACATACAGATCAGTACCTGAAGCCCAATCAAACGGGACGTCAAAGTTCAGGTAAGCCTGAGACATCTCCCCGTTAGGGTAAGACCATGCGTAAATACCGTTCCGAAAGGTCGCTAACGTCGGGGCATTCGCTGTACCCTCACGAACCGTAGGCTCACTACTCGACATAGACCAAGACAGAGCTGTCCGAGCCGCAAGATCGGTGAAGTTTCCATCAAGCTCCGCGTAGGTGAGCGCAGAGCCCTTAGTGCTACGCAGAGTGATTGTCATGGCTTACAGCGCGAAGATACCCGAACCGTTCCACGTAATAGCAATGTTGCCGCCGTTAGGCGTCACTGGCAAGCCCGTCACTGACGTATCAATGTAAGCAACCAGCGGGCTGGTAGCCGAAGAACCTGTGTCGATGTAAAGGATCAAGGCTTCCACCGAGTTACCCGTCACCGCAGTAAACGTCACATCAGCACCGTCAAAGACCCCGTTAGTGAACGTCTTGGAGCCAATCGTTTGTGGGGTACCTATAGCCGCTGCTGACGCGCTGATATAGAACTGATGTGCCGCTGAGTAGGTGTACGTGCCCGTGTCAATCAGAGCGACTTTAACCGTACCAGCAGACAAGTTGTTGTTCGTGGTGAACTGCAGAAGTTGCTCTTTCCAGAGCGGGTAGAGAGCATTAGCCATTTTAGGCTCCTTTATGCAATACGAATAATTGCGTCTGATGCGCTGTTAGGAGGCATCTGCACGGTGAAAGTGTTGGTGGAAGTCTTATCAGCGCCAAAGTCCAGCACTGCCACAGCTTTGTTAGCCTTGGTGCTATTGTAGATCAACGCACCACGAGCCGTGGTAGAGGTGGTCCAAGTGGTATCCGCAAAGTCTACGTATGCCGTAGTGCCAGAGCTAAGCACAGACACTCCTGTAAGCGTATTACCCCCAGCAGTATACCCCGTTGCCACAACCTCGTTAGTAGCAGCATACACCGTCGTGCTAGCGCCCAGAGACGCCGCGCTGGTGTACAAAGCGATCTTGAACGTGTCCGTGGTGAAGTCGTGAACAGCTTGCAGTAGCTGCAGTTTGAAGGACGTACACTGGGTTTGTACGATAGCCATAGCAGATCCTAGTTAACAGGGGCGCGGAACTGTCCGCTACGGTACGCATCTTGACGCTCCAACCCATCACCCAGACGCTTGGCAAGCTGAACAGCCTCTTTATACTTACCATCGTACAGCGCAATCAGATCTGCTTCACCCTTCATGAAGGTATACGCTTCAACCAAAGTGCCGTAGAGAAGCACAGGATCGAAGTTGTCGCCCAGCCAAGTAGTGCTAGCTGTGACAATGGACTCCGGGTAGAAGTAGTAGTGAAGTTCCGTCGTGTACGTTGCGTCGGGGGTAGGCCCAAGGATGAAGGTAAGCTCTGTGGCTGAAGTGGAGCGGGGGCCAAAGATAGCGTAGTGCTTGGGGGTACCCGTCGCTGTAGGTCCGGGATAAGCTTCACGGATGAAGTTCACATCCTTATTGAGCAGAAAAGAGAAGTTGTCTTCTGCATCAATGACTGCGATCGAGTACACGGACAAGAAGTCATCCGGAGCCGCAAGGTATTTGTTACCAGACGTAATCGAGCCGGTCACGTTCTTACGAAGCGACGGAAACTGCACAGAGTTGTAAATGCGAGTCTCAGCCTGCTTGATGAACAAATCCATGTCCGCCGTAGCAAACGTGTTCTCCGTGTAGTCTGAGACTGCCGTTACAAGATCTGCGTAGTTCATGCCATCGGCCCCCGCGCCATCGTACCTTTAGTGGCGCAACCAGTACCCCGGATCTTGATCCCAGAGGTCTTGGGACCCTTAACGACACCCGTAGCAGTGTTGCCAACTACCATGCAGTTCTCATCCTTCAGCGTCTGAATGGACTGCGGCAAGCCCGGTTTAGCGGGAGACAGTTTCTTGGTGTCCATCACGACTTCCTCATACCAGTCTTCTGGTTCTGAACCTTAGCAAGACCACGGCCCATCTTGAGCATGTCCGAGTCAGTTTTGCCGCCCTTGTAGAAGCCTTTGCTGTGCATGGACTTCTCATGCTTTTGGACTTCTTCTTTGGCAACTTTTCGCATCTTATCCATGATAACCCCTTATGTCGTCACTACCGTGACTGTACCCACATATCCTACTGCAACCAGCGTGTTAGGTGTTAGACCCGCATCAAACGACCTAGCGCCACCTACTGGGTTCCAACCCCACTGGATAACCCGACTACCTTCCCCTTGCCCACCATCAGCCAGAATGCCTGACTGGTAATAGCTCTGATCTGGACGCGGTTCCCTCAGAGCCTGTGGATCATCCACCGGGTACATACCCAACTGCAACTGCGGCTGATCGGGCTCCCAGCACTCCGAGCAGACCTTGATATTGACCTGCTTGGTCTTGATGATGAGCTTCTTGAGGTCTTTAAGCTTGACCCGGATACCGCACCTATCGCACTCCGCGATAGCCCGTTTACCTGAAGCAAACCGATTAGCCATGCTTAGCCAATGAACATATTACGCGGCACAAACCGTACAGCCGCTTTTTCCCTGTCCTCACCTGCAGCCAGATCGAACTGCTGCTCATACTCTTGCTTCAAAGATGCTAGTCGTTCCGCACCTTCGGGGATCTTCATAGCCAAATAGTACGCAAGCCCGGACACCAGACTTGGGTAGAACCGGAAGTTCATATCAGGTGTCTCTACGCCTGAGCCAGCGTTTTGAATGCGCCGAAGCCGCCAGTACACGAAGTAGTAGTACGGATTAAGCGCCGTGCCTTGATCCGGTGTAGGCCACAAGGTGATCTCGGGGTTTTCCCGAAGCCGTTGAACCCACACTTGGATGGGTCGTGCCTGCTGTAGCTTGTTGGGGATCGTGGCGTAGGTAGACACGCTGATGCGTGTGATGGTCAGATCTGCCTGTGTAGCAACTACCCCAGAGCTTGTGCGAATAACGTGCTCTAGGATGTCAATCGTATCTGCAGGTAGATCGTATGTGTTGGTGCCTTGAACAAGCGGAATGGACCCTTGCTCGATGGTCCACATGTTGATGCCACGGTTTGCCCACTCAATGGTAAGCAGGTTCATACTACGGCGGGCTGTACGAAGATCATAGCCCGAGCGCATCTCACGCCCAGCACGTTCGAACGCTTCTTCAGCGATCTCCGTGAAGCTCATGTCAAAGTCAGCAACGCCTGTAGTAGTCATTAGATCCCCGCCGTTTTTGCAGACTGCCGAAACGCTTGCGCAGTCGGAGCACCCTTGGTACCGGGTTTGCGCATCTTCTCACCGCTACCAGACGCGATACGTTTCCGTTTAGCGTTGATGTTGTCGTACAGACCAACCTGCCCGCCTTCAGCGTACTGCGTGAAGTCGGTATCATCGCGTCTGGCTTTCCGAGTGCCAGTGGGCATTTTACTAGGGTTTATGGCACCCATGCCACGGCTGGAGCGCATTTTAATACATCCTACCTTTGGTTTTACCTTTGGAGGCAATACCATCACCCCGTTTAGAGGCAGAAGAAGCTTTGGCTTTACTAGCAGCGCGTTTGGGCTTGGCAGCAACCTTGCCGCCTTTTCTATACTCCATCATACCCGGATATCTGTTGGCAATTGGGGCACGATTTTGTGGAATGTCCATAGTCATACGCGGCATTGCCATGTTTCCAATCGAGGCTATACCCGTACTCGCTGGTTTCTGGGCAAGCGAAGCGGGATTACCCGGCATATTCTTCAAATAACTATCAGATCCCCGATTTTGTGGGATGTCCATAGTCATACGCAGCCGCAACAGTACCAACCGCAACCCCAGTACCGGCCCCAGCCGCAACCTCAATATCAGCCGCAACCTCAGTTCCGGCCCTCGCCGCAACAGTACCAACCGCAACCTCAATATCAGCCGCCGCAACAGCAACAGCAACAATACCGTCCGCAGCCGCCGCAACAACAGCAGTACGGACCGCAACAGCAATACGGACAGAGCACTCAACCGCCGTTTTTGCAGACTGCCGAAACGCTTGCGCAGTCGGAGCACCCTTGGTACCGGGTTTGCGCATCTTCTCACCGCTACCAGACGCGATACGTTTCCGTTTAGCGTTGATGTTGTCGTA